TTCTATGGTATCTTCAGGTTCTTCTATGGTATCTTTAGGAGATTCCTGTTCGGCCATTTCTGTCTCAACCTCTTCAATGATGCTATCAATATCACTATCAAATTCTCCTGTGTCATCTTCTGTTGCTTCCTCTGAGTTACCCATCTGACCCATACGATCCATCTTACCTAAACCTTCTTTAGCTTCTTGTCTTAGTTTCATAAGATTATTTAATCCTATAAACCTAACTACATCAGCAGGAAATACAAACTCCCCTTCACTTAGCTGTGCAGGTATATCATCTCTAACTTCTTCTTGTGTAGAACCTACAGGTACATCATTACCACTTACAGGATCTACTGTGCCACCTTCTTGTAGTAGTCCTCCTTCTTGCATTGCAGGTTTATCTAAACCATCCATTCTTTCAGATGTAAGGCTATCACTTCTATTTTTTGATGCTTGTATTGCTTCTTCCATAGAATTATGAACACTAGTAGGTTTAAGTTTTCCAGACTCTATACCATCTGCTAGTTTATCTTCTGATAAAACTTTTCCATTTTGTATACTAGGTATGTTGTAAACTTTATTACCTATTGGAATAGATCTACCTATTTCAGAATGTTTACCTGCAAATGATTTATATATACGTCTACCAGTTTCTTTAACAATCATATCTGTAGGTTTTAAATCTTCAGTTTTAATATCATTAATCCCTTTTTTCTTTTTTAACATTTTTTGGGTTTGATCTTTAGCCATTTTTATTTTCCTGTTCAGCATTTACATAATCTCTTAAATGCTTTAAGTATCTGATTGTTTTTACAGAACCTTGTGCCTTATACATATCTATAGTATCAACTGCTTGTTCCATAGTCTTATGTTCCATCTCAGTTAAGAAATCTAACAACTCATTAAATGCTTTCCATTGAGTTGCATTGTTTACAAACCCCTTAAGCTTGAGGAGGTGTTGGTGCTGCTGCTTGTTGTTGTTGCTCATTACCTGCGAATCCTTGTTCTCCAGGTATAGGTACTTGTCCTACACCTATGTTACCTCCACCACTTCCTGTTGGATCTGCTACATTAGGAACTCCTGGTGCTCCCCCTTGAGGCTGACCTTGTTGCATTGGTGGTTGAGGTGGTTGTTGTTGCTTCATTATCTCAGCTTGTCTTGCTGCCTCTTCCATACTATTAGTTACCTTATCAGGGTCTAGCTCCATTGATTTAGCTATCTCTCTAATAATATATGGAAACTTAGCAAAAGGTGCTAATGATGGATTGCTAGATACTTGTAAGAACTGCATAAGTCTTTGGCTACGAACTTCATTAGCCATTAAACTTTCAGTACCTCTAGCCTTAACTTCTAAATCACCTTTTATTTGATTATCATAATCGAACTGCATATTAAAACTAAAAAAAGCTTCACCGATAGGTCTTAATAAATAATCATCAACATTTTTAATAACTGTTTTTATTGAACCTGATGCTGCATTCATTAGCATACTAATACCACTTGCAGTTCTACCGACACCTGACACACCTGTTTGGCCATGTGCAAATGATGGGAATCCTGTTGACTCATCTGCTAACACTCTTGCCTTGTCAAACAATTGCATGTTTTCATTAGATACGTTAGGGAACTTAGTGCCAAAGATTCCCTGACCTGGTGCACCTCCTTGTCTCCTAAATACCTTACCTGGATATACAGATAAGTCCTGCCCTGGAACCATATTGGTTTCATCTACTTCAAATATAAGGTTGCCAGATAAGACTGCATTATCAACTGCCATACGCATGAAACCATTCATCAAAGTCTGAGTATCATCCATGTTTTCTGCGATACCTATTCCGAATAAAGAGTAAGGGTTTAGTTCGTATGGAACTGCGTAATACGGAATCTTAGCTGGCTTAAAAGGATTGAGTACTAACCTAATAATTTTATTATTACATACCCAAACATTAGCTTGCAACTGATCTACATTTTCTAATTCATCTGGTATATCAACTTCATTTTGTTCTAATAGTTCTTTGTCTATAGCCCCCCAATATTCTAATACCTCAAATCTATCTACACCTTTATCAACTTGATAATCATTAAGGTCATCTTCCCAATATTTTTTGTAATAAGATTCACCTAAATTAACTACCTCATCAATTACGTTAGTCCTAAAGAAAGGTCTTCTTTTTAAAGCTCTCATTTGAGATCTACTCATTTTATGTCTTTCGATAACATACTCTGCTTCGTCCATGTTATCGGCATCAGGATCTACATAAAAATTCCAAACACTTACATGTGATGTAGATGGTACAGTTTTCATTTTAGGACTGTACTCTCCATCCTCATTCCAATTAGGGTATTCTTTATCTACTGCAAATGGGCCTTTCATTACACCTGTACCAAACAATGCCATTTCAAATGCAGACGATCTTAGTTGTTTAGATGCATTGCTTTCATCTAACTGATCTTTAATTTTCTTTTCCATTTTCTTAGCAGCAGTCATTGCTGGTTGGAAAGTGGTAGCACTAGGTGTTACACCTGGGCCTTCTTTTAAACCCTCTATATTTTCTAACTTGTCTTTTAGTGGGCCTAACTTATCCATTAAAGAATGTATGGTAGCTCCTGGTGGTAACTTTTTACCTCCTGAATAACCATACAAAGATTCCATAGATTTAACCATAGGTGCTACTTTAGGTTTATCTTGTTCTTCAGGTGCTTTAGGATCAAAGTGAACTGTGTCTGATACCCCTTCAGGTAACACACTAGGTTCTACACTTAATGGAAATGTGTTATTAGAAAATAATACATCTGTAATTTGGCTATATGCAGCTAATACTTTAGTCTTAGTTACTTTAATAAAGACTCTACTTTTTTCTGCTTCAGTAAACTGTACATCAGGGCCATATAAACCACGATAATTTCTGTATGCTCTAAGCCATCTTTCTTCATCTACTCTTCTGGAATCTTCTGCCTTTACATATTTATCTATTACATGACTAATCATTGCATGTGCAATATTATCTTCAGGTGCTTCACCCTCATTATCATCTAAAGCAAACTGTTTATCTTCTGTATATTCTTCTTCCATTTAATATCCTAGTTTAATATCCCATTACAGGATCTGATGGTGTAAAGCTAGAAGTTTTTGCAGTTGCAGGATCATAATCCCACAAGCTTGATCTAGGTCTACTCATTACTCCATATCGTAAAGCATCATACAAGTGATCCTCTGCTTTTGTATTTATATCTTCTGGATTATTTTTATCCAAAGGTAATACAGGCAGTTGTGCAATTAAATTTCTACAGTTACTAGTTATAACCAATCTTGGCTCTTCTGTAAACTCATCTACTTGTAATCTTCTATGTATTTCATTCTTACCTGCTACTCTACTACCCCCACTTCTATCTGATTGTCTCCATCTACAGCCTTCTGTAATCATAGTTTCTGCAAGTGATGGGCCTGTATCTCCTCTTTTGTGCCAACATGAAGAATCAAGTACACCATATCTAATATTATGATCCTCTTGTTCTGCTTCAAGTACCATATAAGCTAAATCTTTAGCTAGTACTTTACTAACATACAATTCTCTATAAACTATTAGTTGTTCAGTAGGAGCTACAGCAAACCATAGTACTGCTGAATAACTACCATACCCATAATCACATGATCTAAACTTAGTCCAACTTCCTGGTATAGCTTCTTCTTCAATTACATGTATTTCTCTGTTAAATTCTGTAAATGCTGCACCTTCTGATACATCCCAATTACCATCTAACAGTTGTTTCCTTTGATTCTCTGGTAATGACAGCAACATTGTTTCATAATCACCCTGTTCTGCTAAATATGGGTTATCAGCTAGTATTGCTGGTATAAACTTACGTTTAAATAAAGGTTCATTCTCTTTACTATGTCCTTTTGGGTACGTTAAAGTCCTACCTGTTTCTATATCTGTAGCCCAAAACGATTCATTAGGCTTTGCAGGGTCAATAAACATCTTCTTTACCCATGAATGACCAGGGCCACCAGGGTTTGTTGTAGCTCTAGCATATACAGGTAGGTCTGATGCAGTACTTCTAAGCCTTGACCTCATGTAATCCCACGGAAATGGTGTAGGCCATTGGGTTAACTCATCAAATCCTACCCAACTAAATGCTAAACCTTGATATCTAAGTACATCTTCATCTCTATCAAGGTATGAAAACCATAATCTTGCTCCACTTGGAGCTACCCATTGCATTTTTCTTTCTGACCACTTAATACCTGGGTATATCTTAGGGTACATTTCCTGACTTTTCCAAATCAATTCCCTTAATTCTTCTGTTGTATGCCTCAATAACAAACCACTAAACTGTGAGTGAGCCATATAACGTAGTGGATCAGCTAACATAGCATAAGATTTACCACCCCCTGCTGCTCCACCATACAAAACTTCTCTTTCACCTGCTG